TTGGATATTTTTCAATATCAATTTTTTTCTTTTTATTAATCTTAATTTTCTTTCTCATATAATTTTCCCATAGCAATTTCCAAGGTTTGATTTTTTGCCCATAGAATTTTCCAAGGTTACATTTTTCCCATAGCAATTTTCAAGGTTTGATTTTTACTTGCACCAAACCTACACTTGTATTTATTCCTGGATTGTGCACTTCATGAAACACTGTCATAAAGTTTGACCAGTTATTAGTCCGAAGCAGTTTTTTCTGGCGTAACGTCAACGATATTTTTCGCTTCACCAATTTTCTGTTCGAGCTCGGATAAACGTTTCTCAAGCTGTTCACGAGACATACCCTCCAATCCTACATGTTTTACTTCTGATTTATTTACAAACATTTCTGCCATCTGACCAGATCTAAACTCAGCATTTACAGCAACACCTAGCTGTCCTTTATTTTCTGCTTTTTTAGATAAGTCATCAAATCTTTTATATTTTCTTAATTTGTCTTTTTCATAAATTTGTAATTCTTTTTGCAGCCTTCTCTCTAGGTATCTACATACATGAGGATTTAAATCAGGATTTGTTAATCTAGAAGCAATCTCCATCGGACCATATTCTTTTTTAGATTCATAACCAGCTTGTTTAGCAGCTTCAACCTTAGATATCTGGCCCCAATTTTCTACCAATATATCTACAAAAGCTTTTTGCTTTTTAGTTAGCTCAGTCCATGATTTTAATTCGTTCTTCTTTTTTGGCATCTTGACCTATTTATAACATACTTTGAGTTTTCCTATATACCCCAAAAGTAGGAAAATATTTTTAAAAAATTAATTTTATAATGTTTGGATCAAGATTTTTCCTAGTTTTCTGGGAATTTTCCTAGTTTATTCCTAGTTATTTTTGACCTAGAAGTGTTGATTTTATTGACTTTTTCCTAGTTTCCTAGTTTTTGGCCCTATAGAGATTTTTTTTTAAAATTTTTTTTCTATAGAGTGGGTATATAGGAAACGTTGAATTGTGGCAGAACCGTGACCCGTGGTCCATTATTCTCTTATCACTAGCCTCGGTCCTCGAATGACAGCCAGCCAGTAATTATTTTTTTCTCCTGAGTTTTAGAAATAATACCTCTATGAGTATGTGTCCAAGTAGAAGGCCATATCAAAGTAAGTCCTTTTCTAGCAGGAGTAGAAATACCCTGATAATAAAATTCAGTGCCACCATCAGGCACGTCATTGAGATAAGTCATAAAAACTAAATGTCGAAAAAGTTCGTACCTTTGTTTATAAGTTTTTTCAAAATGCCACTCGTAAAAACCTTCACCAACACCGTAGTGTTGAATATTAAAATTCTCAAGTAAACCGAATCTCGCTGTCTTTGCTGCAAACTCCCATCTTTTTGCGTAATTATCTAAAACTAATTTTAAAGAATCAATGTAATATTTTATAGGCACATGATAGTCTGTTGATTTTACACACCATTCAGTTGATTTTTTATGTAATACTCCTTCATGAGAATAAGAAACTTCTCTCTTTGCATGAGGGTTTTCTTCACAATAATTGATCAATTGATCACATATTAAAGGGTTAATATACCAGGCTCCAATAAAGGTATTTAAAGGAAATTCGGTTTCAAAGGGTTTAATCATTTTTCAAAGATAGCTTTTTTCTTTGTAATAGCAAGGAAAATTGAAGTATTGAACACTTAGTTTAGAATCGTTATAATATATGCACATTTGTTTTCATTCCTTTCAAAAAACCCTGGGTTATCATAATCCAGGGTTTTTTTATTTGATTTTTATCCATAGATTTAGTAAAGTTTCAGCATGTCTTTAATGAAGACTAACTCGTTGTTTAGTATTAGCGTGGGTTTGTCATCTTTTGCCCACGCTAACTTTTCATACAATCCTAGAAAGATTCCACCGTGACTAAACTTTTATTGATATAAACAAAGTCGTTACAATTACCATTCTGGCTTTCATCACTTTTTTTCTAGCCTCTTCAACTTTACTTCTTAAATATTTACGAGACTCTTTATCTCTTGCTGATTTTAATTTTTTAAACATCTGTGTATAATCATTCCAGCGCATATGTTTTTCTAAAAAAACAATAGCTTGATTCTTTAATGCCTTTTTATAATTTAAACGCACTTCTTCAGGATCCCAACCAGCCCACCAACAAACTTGCTCAAAATCATCTCCATTTAAAATCCATTCGTGAGCATCAAATTTATAAACACTAGTTTTACGATCTGCAGCTGTGGCTCTGGCATCTTCTATAGCATTAAGAATAACATAACGCCAAAGCTTCTCTTCGGGTAATTTATGGTTATCAGTTATAAGATCACTAGCAATATTAGTGCCCATAAGTTTTAACAGCTCTGGTGAGTAGATCACGATGGTACTTCTCTTTCTTAGATTTTCTTTGAGAGGCGACCTCGTAATTTATATGGAGATCCGTCAATAATGTGGTTTTCTCAGCGCCGGTTAATTTATAATCCACTATAAAATTTTTTAGGGTTTGAAATTCTGTATCTACTTTTTTCATATTAGCATTATACATCATTCATCTTTCCGCCCTTTATAATTTTAAATGGCAACACATCTGCTTCTGGTTCCTTTTCATTACTGTGAATTAAAAAGATATCTAAGGCATCGCGGTGAAATTTAAAATCTATACCTTCGGCATCATAACCATAATTAACACCAGTTAATAATGATGAGATGACATTAACACCTTTGTCATACTGTCTACGGGATAATTTTTTACTTAACAAAACAAGAAGTTTTGTTAACTCACTGGGTATAGTCTTTTTTATTTTCTTTGACATAATTTTCACACATCTCAAATACACTTAGCATATCGTCATACGTGACCCGTGATGCGTGATTACTATGTCCTGATCCGAAGCAAAAGATACAGTTCTCAGTGTTTACAAAACCCCTGATATAACCGTTACCTTTACATTCTTTGCAAATCGGTAAAGATTTAATATTAGCTATACTCATTTTAAATTTTATTGCAACCTAAACTATTTATTAACGACTCGACCTGATACGACTCGTTTTCTATCAGGCCATTTACATTTTATAGTGGTTTTACGTTTATCGCAATAGATTACAATATCATGACCATAGGGACGGTCATAAATCCAAAATTTTCTAAAGTTAGGAAGCGTGATGAAAGTCTCGCCATTACTTGTTTTTTTTACCATATTCAACTACCGGTTAATCTAAATCATCAAACTTAGGTAACTCGCTTGTATTTTTTGAAATAAATTTATTAATGACATACCATGCAATTATAGCGGCCAACAATATACCTGACATTCCAATAAAAAATAAACCTATCATCTAGGCCATCCAGATTTATTGATAACTTTACCTGGTCCTGATGTTCTAGTTTTATGTCTTCCCATATACCAATCACCTGGTTCATAGTTCCATCGTTTACCGTGATGGCCTCTTAAGTCAGCATACCACATTCTAAGTCTTACAATTAATTTTCTAGTTCTTAACCACATCTCGAAATTTTATAAACTCGTTTTTTATATAATTCAATAAATCTTCATATTTTTTTTCTGCATCTTGAGATTTAAATTTGTTCCTCTCTATACCATCTACAGTTAAAGTAATTTCGTCAGTAATTTGATTATATTCTACCGTGAAACTCTCTTTACCTTTAGTATCAAAAAAAACTCTTTTAATGTCTACAGCAGTAATGGTCATTTGCCATTACCTTTCTTATGCAATTGATTCTTGTATTTATCTACATCAATTCCTTTTTTCTTTGCTTGAAATCCTATGTAGTCATGCAATATCTTTTGAAACATTGCAGCAGGAGCTCTATACTTATCCGCACAAAGTCCTTTCAATAAAGTATGGTCTTCTTTTCTAATCGCCATGCTTTTCCATTTATTTATGTCCATGTCTTTCCTTTCTTTGTTTAATATATTTTAGTAAATCATCAGCTTTAGCCAATTGACAATATCTCAGATAGCAAACTTTCCAACCTGGTCTTGTCCTAGATCTCTCTAAACAAAACTTAAATCTTTTGTCAGCTATCTCTTGTCTTTTTTCTAAACCAGCATAAATTTTACCAACTGGGTTGTACTCACTCCATAAATTTAATGACACCATATTAGTGTTCATAAATTTATAAAACCTTTTCATTGCGTTTATTTTAAGAAGTCTTATGTCCATACTTTTTCTTACGCTCCTTTGCCCACTTAGCGATTGAGTAGTTTCTTTCTATTTTAAAATATTTAGATTTTTTTACTCCAGACAAATAAGCTCTCATAAGATTTATTGTTTCCTCTAATATTTCTTTATCAGTAAGATATTTTCTTTGTCCATGAGCAGAAGATTCAAAATTAACTTTAACTTTATAATCGTAACATCTTGGCATTATTTTTTCTCCTTACAGTTTTCTTTTGCAACATTGTTACCTTCTTTCTCTACAAACCAAACATAGGACCATTCTTTATGATCAGGTGTACATTTCTTTCCAAACTTAACAGTATACGTTGCTGAGCATGCTGTCATAAATAAAGCTATAGTAGCTATACTCATTACCGTTACCAATTTACTTCCTTCAGACATGATTGTCTCCTTTCTTTTTGATTAAACCATTAAGACTCCAGCCATAATGATTAGTTAACTTTATTAATGAATCACCTGACATTCTACAAATACTATGTTCATATTTGTTAACGCTTTGATGTGATACATTTAAAATTTTAGCAATATCAGATTGTAAAAGACCATTTGATACCCTATGATGTCTTAACCAACTTCCTATTGTAAAATTAAGATTGTTTTCCGAATCGAACATACCAAGCCTCCTTTTTAAATTCTTGTAATGTTTTTGCTTTTGAATGTAAAATTTGCACCCATTGATGAAACCAAGGATTTTGTTCATCCATTGGAAGACCTTTAGCTTTTGATATTCTATTCATTGCAGCTATTCTTCTGTCCTGCCATGAATTTATTTTATATGGTTCTAATGAATAGTCTCCAGAGTCTTCTTTCTGTGCTATTCGAGCAGCAAATTCCTCTTCTGTCATATTTGTCATCGATAACTTATATAGATAAGATATTATAATAAGTCAAGAAGATCTTTACACAATTTCAAAAAATGATATGTATTCTTATGGAATTAGTATATGCAATGATTATCTTTGGATATGTCTGTAATGATCACCCCAATATGGACAATCAATGTACTCAAGTCTATATTCCTGGAGCAATAAGCCGTGCTGACTGCTCAGTTAAGTTCTATAGCTACCTACACCGCTATAAAGAGGAAATCGCAAAAAAAGGGCTATCTATGACCCATAAAGAGGTATATTGCCTGTCAAGTGACCCCGATATTGACACAGTGCATAAATTTTAATATTATATCTTATGAGAGCTTATCGTATCCAAGCTAGAGCATGTGGTAAATATCTGAGGGATATTATCAAAGCTGATACGGCCATAGAGGCTTTAAATAAGTTTTCACAACGAGTAAAAGACGGGATTGTAACAGCCTTAAACGAAGACTTTTATAATCACAAAAAAACCGTCATAACTTATGAGGAACTTGATGAGTCCGGAGAAAAGAAAACTGTTAGTGAAGCTCCAGAAACTTGAGAACCAGTGGTCATCTGATTTAATATTAAATGGCCGAGTTACTGTAGACATGCACAAAACAGAGACTGATATTAGATCAACTAGAAACACGATCAAGTATCAGGACATACAAGAAAATTTAGCTTTAGCGCGAGCGTAAGTTAAGTTTTAAAATTTAGAAAAATCGTATTTTTTTTGCAGGACACCTATCGGCTTTTCATACTCATAATGATTTATCACTTTTAATAATTTTGGTCTCTTTACAATACTGAATGGATAAATTTTTTTAGCGACTTCAAATGCTTGTCTGTGAGAGCATCTCCAACGCCATTGATCTCTTCTACTAAAACCAAGATTATTTTTGTGTGAAATAGTTCCTACTCTAAAAGTATTATAAAAATAATGTAATGGATCTAACTCTACCATATTAATTTCTAAAGTAATTTTCCACACTAAATGAGAGGTCTTACCTTTATTTCTAGACCTAGAATATTGTTTATACATTACACAACCCTCTCCATCGAAAAGGCCTGCACAATAAGCTATATCTTCATTACTTCGCCTGACCCCAGGAGGTACCCAAACCATAATCTACTACAAACGGGACTTTAAACTCTATCGTTTGCTCCATAATTTTTTTTATTTCTTTAGCTTGTCTTTCTTCTTTTACGTTAAAACAAAGTTCATCATGTATTTGTAACATTGGTAAATATCCAGCTTCATAACAATCTAACATTGCTTGTTTAGTTTGGTCTGCTGAAGATCCTTGTATTAATCTGTTCAAAGCTTTATATGTATAGGCTCTTTTAATATTTTCTTTTCCATACTTAGCTATTGCGTTATCTTCTTTCTCAGCAACATGTAAACCAAAATCTTTTGTCTCCCACATATCAAATCTACACTTTCTACCTTTCTTAGTTCTTATCACACCTCTCTCTTGAGCTGTGTACATACACTTATCAGAAAGTTGTTTTACGAAAGGGACCTTACGATTATATTTTGATATAAGCACATCTGCCTCTTCTTTTGTTACACCTAAACTAATTGCTAATTTATTTTTGCCCATTCCATACATTAAACCTAATCCAATAGTTTTAGCTTGTGTTCTTTCTATACCTACTAAGTCTGCAACTGTTTGGTGAAAATCTGCTTTTGCATTTTTATACGACTCAATTAATTCTTGTGACCCTTCATAACCATCACCAATAGAAGCTGCGTAATGAACCGTCATCCGTGGTTCTTGTTGCGAATAATCAAAGCTTCCCCATTGATGTCCCTCTTCTGGTATAAATAATGATCTGATCTTAGGACCAAACTCTTTATTCCTAGCAGGAACTTGTTGTAAGTTTGGATTAGACATACTCAATCTTCCTGACACTGTACCACCATGTTCAGATTTCAGTTGCATAATTTCACCATGTATCCTACCTTTAACCTGATACTTCATAATAGAAGTTAAAAACGTTCCATGAAATTTATTTAATTCTCTGCCTTGTAAAACTAACTTTGCTAGTTTATGGTCAGAATTAACCAACCAGTTATGGGTAAATGAAGGTTCACCAGTTTTTGCAGTTCTTGGATAATCTATTTTTAATTTGTCAAAAGCTGTTCCTATTTTTCTGGCATTCCAAATATCGACCTCTTCTCCTGAAACTTTTTTTATTTCTTGTAATACTTTCTTTTCTTGGAGTATCATTTCTTTTTTTAATGATTCAGCACGGTCTACCTGCACTCTCACTCCTCGTTGACGCATTTTTATTAAGATAGGTAATAGTTTAGATTCTAACTCCCAAACTGTAGTTAAGCTTTGATGTGAGATCTCTTGTTTGAATCTTTGCCATAATAGGAGCGTGAGCCGTGCATCTTGTTCAGCGTAAAAACCTACATGCTCTGCTGGTAACTTCCACATCTCTGCTTTAGGATCTACACCATGTGCAGCTGCTGCAGCTTTTAAATCAGTCTCTGCTTTTATCTCTCCTAAGTAATCTACGGATAATGCATTCAAAGAATACGAAAATCTATTCTCATCAATTATGGCTGCTGCTATCATAGTATCAACTATATCCCCATTAACTTTAATACCCTCAGCCTCTAACCAACCTACATCATATTGTGCATTGTGAAAAATTTTCGTACAAGGTAAAGCACATATATCCCTCATATATTTTTTAACTTGTTCAGGTATCATGTTGCCACCACCAAAATGTCCAAACGGGAAGTAACCTTGCCATCCCTCTACAGCAACGGCAAAACCAATAATATTACCTTTACCTAAAGCCCAGCCTGCACCTAAGCCCTCAGATAATCCATCATCTTTTGTTTCTAAATCAATAGCTATTTCTTTAGCTCCTGATAAATCTTTATATTCAGATGGACATGACCAAATATGTTTTTTAAAATTCATTGTTAGTTGTAAACTCATTATTTTCGCATTTTTCTTTTTTCAATAATCTTCTTATCTTTGCGTAATCTAGATATTTCTAAATCACAGTAATGTTTAACTTTTTGCAAGTCTTCCTCTCCACCTTTTTCTAAATACCTTACTAGATACTTTATACATACGCCTTGAAAAAAATTTAATTGATTTTGTGAAATAAAGTCGTATGGTGATATGGCATAACCTTTATAGTGTCGGCCACCTATTTGACGATCTTGAGGGTCATCTATTTTTTCAAACATTCCTACGTCAGTCATTCATTTTCTCCTTAATATAGATTAAATAATCTGCTCCTAATGGATAGTTATATTTATAGTCTGTTCGAAGTAAATGTAAAGTTCTTTTTGCTCTAGTGACTCCGGTATACCAAACTTTTCTTTCATCTGTTTTATCATCTCTTTTTTTATGTCCAAAGTCTGATGCATAATTACCTTTACTGTACATGACTACATGATCAGCCTCATCACCTTTTACAGAATGTATTGTATCTATAATAATTTTTGGATCCTGATCTAATTCTTCTTGTCCATAATTTCTAAGTAATCTAATGAAGTGTCTTGTTTGTTTTGGTTTAAAGTTTCTTCTCAATATCCAAAACCATGGTTTCTTTTTAGATTTATTTGGTAGTGCAAGACCACACCAATCTTTTAATTCTTCAAAACTGTAATCTCTAAAATCTGGTTCACCCATCCAAAACTTATCTCCTCTAAAGCTTGTCTGTGATAATTCTCGAATATACCTATACAAATTTTGTGCATCATGTTTATTAATTTTTTTATTATTACTTAATCTTGTCCATGATTTAATCGCTTGCCATTGTTTTTGGTCAAAACATTTATTTTCGTGATTATCTTTAAAATATAATCCAGCATCTTTTGCTATCATTCTTAATTCATTTACTGTGCTGTTTATTCTACCTAATATAAACCAAGTTCCTTTTTCTTTCTGTATAGGGATGTCACTAAAATCAAAATAACTTTTTACATATCCATCTTTATCAGAAGGTAAATATTCTTTTTCAATACTACCTTGTATACCTCTACGAATAATTTGTGAAAAGTGATGTATAGCTTCACCGAATCTTCTTGTTTTTCTTAGCCTAACTTTTCTTCCTGGAAAATAATCTGTAAAATATAAGGGATCTGCGCCGTTCCATTTATAGATACCTTGATCATCATCACCGGCAAGATAAATACGTTTAACTTTTTTTGCCATTTTGTAAATGACATCCCATTGAAGCGGGGTGCAATCTTGAGCTTCATCTAAAATTAAAATATCTAAGGGGGGAAAGTTAACTTCATTTACAGCTCTCTCAATCATGTCATCAAAATCTATAAAAGATCTTTGGCCACCAGAAGTTTTGTAGTGCTCATATGTTCTTATCTTTCTTACAAAAACATCTAAACTATCTCTTTTGTATCCCTCTTGTTTATATATTGTAGTTGGACTTTTTCTTAAATTTCTAGCTTTACTATATATTTGTAAAGACCAATCTTTGTAAGTAAAGTCATCCTCAGATAATCTTGAATCTGTTCTTTTTACAATGTGATTTTGTAATGCGTAATCGATCATACAATCTTTGGGATCAAAAACTTCTTCTTCAAAAAATTTTCTGCAGTATCTATGTAATGTGCTAAATTTGCTAAAGTCATCCTCTTGATATTGAGGGAAAGCTTCTAGAGCTCTTTCTTTTGCAGTATTAACAGCTTTGTTTGTAAAAGATAAAAAAGCTATTTGTTGTGGTCTAGCTCCTTTTTTTAAATGACCTTTTAAAACTCTTTCTATAAGTGTAAAAGTTTTTCCTGTACCTGGTGGTCCAAATATTTTTATAGTCTTCTTCTTAAATTCTTTTAAAAGTTTAAGTTCTGAATTTTCCTGTGTGGTACTCGTCATCTAATTCTGATATTTGATTTTTCTTTTGTGGTGCTTTTTTCTTCACTTCTTTATAAACAACGAACTCCGGCATCTTCACAGACCAAACATTTTTTTCTCCTTCGTGATAATCTAAATGCTGACAATCTAATAATTTCATTGCTTCTTTTGTAGTGTTAAAATATTTCTTACCTGATATAAATCTTTTTAAGGTATTTTGTTTAAAATAACAAATTTGTGTTTTAGAATCTACTACAACAAATCCATCTTTTATCTTTTTGTAATCATCTACTTCTAAATGATCTTCAAAGAATTTTTTAAGAATATCATATTGCTCCTCGTTTAATACATCCAACCATTTAGACTCTGTATCTTCTGTAGCATTACATACTATATGATGCATTAATAGTTCAAAAGGTGGTGGCGCTTTTTTTGGTCGCTCTAATGTTTTCCAATAAATTCTAAATCCTAATAATTTTTTCCTCCATGCTTTCTCATCAACCATGTCTTCAGGTCTCACTGTAATCTCTTCATCCTGATATTTAAAACTATATTCAATAGTTTTCATGTATCTTGTGTAAGTAATATTTGTAAAATCATTAACAATGTCTGGAGGTTGTGTGCCTATACCTAAAGCTCTATGCTTACATTTATCTTTAGAACATAAGGGTGTATTACATTTTAATGTATAATTTTTTTTTGATAATGAACTTAATATTGTTGTTTTAATTTCTTGTGGAGATAAGGGTGTATCAAAAACTTGTGTATTTCTATCAATAAGTATTTCTAAAAGTTCTTTTTTAGAAAGTTCTCCGTCAGCTTTTCTCATTTCCATAACGCCTATGTTGAACAATAAATCATTCCTGTGATTACCAGACCATTTTTCATTAATCATGCTTTGAACGCAAGGTGGATACTCAGACCATCTACTCTCAGGTTCGTAAACATCTGTCTTAATCTTTTCTAAATTTTCTAATGAAATAATTTGTGTCTTAGCGTAATCTATAAAACGACCTATTAATATTGGAATGTTATTTTCATATCCGTGTTCCGTGGTTGCTTCTGCATTGAAATACGGCATGTTTACAGCTTTGTTCATAGGAAAAACTTCCTTGCTTAAAAAATATTTATCATTCCAAAAATGCAAAACTTTAAGTAACCTTTTTTTATCTGACCAATCTTTTAAAAAAATAAATAAATGCAGCCCTCCTGATTTAGATCTAGTAGGAACAAGTGGTAGGTTATTGTTTTTAATTATGTCTAAATATTTTTTAGATGCATAATCTTTATAGCTTCGTGGATCAATATCAATGCAACCCCACTTAACTAAATCTTCTTTCTCAGGTCTTATCCCAATTCTAATTTCACCTTTGATATGTTTATCCCAAATGTCCTCAGTAACAGGTTCATGAACAGTTGTGCACTTCGCTTCATGTTTGCCCCTCTCATCTACCGTCCCTGTAAGAACGGTAGTGAGATACTGATTTGGATCACCTTGAAATAACTCTAAGAGATCCTTTATCATTAAAATGGAACACCATCAGCTTTTTTCATTTGTTGTTTTTCTTCAACAAAATCTACCTTACCAAAGATATCACTTTTCATTGCTGACTCATAAAATGAATGAGTTGTTTGTAAAAGTTTAGTGTCCTTAGTTTCATCTAAAAACTTATCAAACTCTACAACCCAACCATACCAAGAGTTTTGTGAATTAGATTCTTTAGTAGTTTTTAATCTATAAACTGTAGACCATCTTGGTGGATTAAACATGGATTTCTTTCCTTGTTTTCTTCTTGTACCAATCATAGTGTTCCAAGTTTTAGATTTTTTCTTTTGAGTAGATTTCATAGTTATCAACGCTTGTTCAACTGGTTGATAATTTTTATCTAAGATATAAACGAAATGGTTTCCTGTATCTTCTACATAGTTACCGTTTTCAAGTCTATCTTTGTTATCATCCCCTCTATTTGTTTTAGCCATAATAGCAGGATCTGTATGTATACCTACTGGTCTTCCTGGTGAATCACCTCTATCTTTCCACTCATTGTAAGTATTTATGTAAAGACATGGAACAACTAATATTCCGTCTTTGCCTTTCCATAAAGTTCCAGAAGTTTCTGAATAGATGTCACCTGGTTTTGCTGTCTCTATGTACTTACCATCACTTTCATCTAGCACTGGTGAGTTAGCATAAAGAATTTTAAGGATCGGTAATTTTTGATCGTTAGCACTTACAAACTCCGAACCTTGTCCTGCATATGATTCAAGATCTATTTTTGCAGGAAGTTTTGCCTCTGTTTTTTTGGAAAGCTCTTGAGACTGAGCTTGTTCTGTTTTTGGCATATTATTCCTTTGTTAATATTTTAGTTCTATCGGCAACATAAACACCAAATAAATCATGGGGTACATCTTTGCCTGATTCGACTTGTTCTCTAACAAATCCAGCAAGTGTACTATGATGAACGTGGGTTTTTTGTTTGACGTTAAAACCTTTTTCGATGAGTTCCGCTGCTAAAGCTTTTGCCTCGTTATCTTGTTTCATACCAAATGACATTGATAAATCATTTTTAATTAGATCTTCAAAACCATTTTCTCTTAGCCAAGATAAAGCTTCATTACTTTTTGCTGCAGGAATTCTAGCAGCATATTTTTTACTTATCTCAACAGATGAACCATCTGCTAATTTAAGCATCGAAATACCTGCCTGTTGCATTAAGTTTGGAATAGTTTGCTCAGAAAGAGTGCGTTCAACTTCTTCTAACTTTTTTCGTTTATCGTCTATCGCTTTTAACTGTTTCTGAGTATCTATTAACTTATTGCAAGAATCGGCGATGTCCTTTGACATCCCGGTATCGACCGCAATGGTCGACTCTTGTTCTAAATCCATAGAACCTCCTTTGAAGTGCTTATATATTTTTATTTGTATTTGTAAAGGAAAAAGTTTAAAAGGATGCATGGAATCAAGTGTGTGGAAAACTAAGCCATTCAAACATCAAGCTAAAGCATTTGACTTAGGACATGAACAAAAAGCGTACGGCTATTTTATGGAGATGGGTACAGGTAAAACTAAAGTGGCCATTGATAATGCTAACTTTTTATATGAGCGTGAAGAAATAAACGATGTAATTGTATTAGCACCTAACTCAGTTTATACAAATTGGGTTAAAGAAATTAAGAATCATTCTAAACTACAACCTGATATCTTTATTTGGAAAACACACAACTTAAAAAAATTAGATAAATACAAATACAACAAATTTTTTTTTCTGTTAATGAATATCGAATCACTATCTAGAAGTAAAGGTGTAAAGTTTTTAAAACACCAATTATTGAAAAGGGGTGACAAAACCCTTCTTATAGTAGATGAAAGTACCACAATAAAAAATAAACGTGCGAAGAGAACGCAAGAATTGTGTAAAATTGGTTATCTCGCCAAGTACAGACGTATATTGACAGGCTCCCCAGTAACAAAAAATCCATTAGACCTTTATACACAATGTGAATTTTTGAGTAAAGATCTATTAGGTTTTAAATCTTATTATGCATTTAGAAACAGATATGCTATTTTAAAAGAGATAAACCTAGGCACACATTCAACAAAAATACCTGTAAAATTTATTAACACAGAAGAGCTAGAACAAAAATTAAAATTGTTTTCTTTTAGATGTACAAAAGAGGATTGTCTAGATCTTCCGCCTAAACAACATTTTATTAGAAACATAGAATTATCAGAAGAGCAGAAAAAAATTTATACTAGATTGAAGAGAGAGGCTAGGGCCATCATCTATGATAAAGAAGTTTCATACACTAATAAGCTGACTGAAATTATTAAATTACATCAGGTTACTTGTGGTTTTACTAAAACAGATAATGAAGATATTGTACAGTTTAAAACTAATCCCAAACTAAAAGAGCTTGAGAGCATATTGGAGGAGACCACTGGCAAGAGTATAATATGGGCTAATTATATTTTTAATATTAAACAGATCGAAAAAATGTTGGAGAAAAACTATGGCAAAGAAAGTTTGGTTTCCATATACGGAGCGGTTAGTGTCGAAAATCGTAAACGTGCTGTTGAAAACTTTCAGAATTATTCTGGATGTCGTTTCCTTGTCGGTAATCCTAGTGTTGGCGGTTTTGGTCTTACCCTTACTGCTGCTAGGAATGTTATATATTTCTCTAATAGTTACAATCTTGAACATAGGGATCAAAGCGAAGACCGTGCTCACAGAATTGGTCAAACTTTTAAGGTTTCCTACATAGACCTGATAGCACCTAATACAATTGATGAATTAATTTTAAATTCTTTAGATGGTAAGAGAGATTTAAGTAAAGAGATAATGGGTGATAATATTAAGCGCTATTTCGATTAATTTTATTATATTCCTCTACACGTTTGAACCATTTATCTTCATACTCTTTTAATTTGTCTTCATTCATCTTAAAACCTTGATACAACTTATCTTTAGTACAAATTGAAATCATACCTTGAGTTATTGGTCCATAATTTTTTTTATGTGCTAAAGAGTATGCAGCAATCTGATAGTAATAATCTGTAATCCATTCCTCTCTTTTGGGTTTGTTAGATTGTTTAAAATCTAAAATTGTAGGTTTACCATCGTAAAGACAAACTAAATCTGTTGAACCAGCCCATTGATCTTCATAAGCCAGACTAACCTCCGATCCGTAAACTACTTTAAGTGGTTCTAGATTTAATATAATTTGATGAGCCATCATTCTGGCTTGTGCACCTTCATCAGATAAATTTAAATATCCAACACCATTTATGTATTGCTCTAATACATAATGCATTTCAGTGCCACGTTTAGCTGCGTCTTGTGTTATCTTGGCAGCGTTTCTATATCCTTCTCGTTCTCGCCATCGATCAAGAGCTTCTCTTTTTTCTTTTGATTGTGTCGCTGATAGAATAGTAGTAACTGATGGGATTTTCTTATCTCCGACATTATAGGTTCTTGGACCGTCATTGTCATTGCGAGTATAAGTTTCATAATCATATTTTTTTTCTTTCTTTAGATCAGTAATAAAAAATTTAGTTTCTGTTCTATGTAGTTGCACAAAACCTTTTAGAATATTTTAATTATCATTGCAATAATTAATCCAACCATAGATGTTATTAAAAAACCTGTGCTAGTTATTAATATTTTTTCTATTCTATGGATATCAGTATGTAGATCATTAATTTTCTTATTAGTTTCCCTTTGCATGATTTGACAAAGTTTCTCGTGATCCGATATTCTTTGATGTGCTAATTGATCTTTATGTGTTTGTTTTTTTGGCATTAACTATTCCACCTTTTCTTAGTTGTGGTCTTGCAGCTATCGCAGCAAATAAATCACCGCTTGCTAATGCAGCCCTAGTATTTGGATTAAAAGTTGTTGGAGAAGCTTGAAGCGTGGGTAATTCTGCAACAGATCTTCTACCTTCTGTTTCTACCCCCTCTTGTGGTTGAAAATTAAATGAAAGAGCAGGAGCTGTTTCTGGTTGCACAGGATCTATATTTATCTCAGGTAATGTTTCACCTTTAAAGTAAGCCTCCCAAACCTCTCTATTACCTTCTACTTGATCCATAGCCATTTTAGCTTGTTCTGGTCCTATGAAACCTTGGCCTGCTAAACCAGAAGTTATTTGACTTACTAATCTTGAATACTGATCAAAGTTTCTAGGTTGTGCTTTTAACCCTTCGATTAATAATTTTGTAGCTTTTGGATTTGCAAACATTCTTGAAACAGCAGCGGGTGCTACAAAGAAAGCTAATGCTGTACCAGGATCAATAAATCCTGATCCTCCAGCAGCAACTGCACCCAATTGAGTTATAGCACCAGCTTGTTTTAATTGAATAAATACAGTTCCAGCTTTACCACTAACACCTGGTCTTGTTAAAGTACCTTCAGAAAATCTAAGTGCAAGTGCATAATCTCTTAAATTTTTAGCTTGCTCTTTTGTTATTAATCCAGAGTCATCAATAAAGCTTTTATAATTTTCTAAAAATTTAGTAGCTTTCGCTGGTTTTAAAACTTCATATTGACCTTTAATGTCTTTTGATTCTTTTAAAAAATTTCTAAAAAACTGCCCTCTTAAACCATGTTTAATATCATCAGCATTTTCAAAAAGTTTCATAGTCCCACCACCAGGCACAGGTACTTCTTTATCTATAAGTTTTAAAAAATTTTCAGTTACACTCCTGTTATTAGCGACTACGATTTGTTTATATAATTTTTCTTGTCCCACTTCAGAATTCATAATTTTTTTAAAAGTAGTATCTCTAAAAACTTCATCACCCATTTTAGAAAATTGTACTATAGCTGATCTTGTACCATTAATAGCTAAAGGCAATTTTGCTTTTTCTTGTAAGTGAGTCATTCTTTTTATAATTTCAGCTCTAACTCTAGCTTGTGCAGGATCAGCAGGATTTAATCTTTGAACAATAGCTGTGTAAGCATTATTTAATACAGGGTATGGTAAATTATCATCTAATTGTAAAACCTTAGCTAATGTTTGTTCTATATTAACATTCTCACCTAAACCCTTTAATGCTGGATCTTTAAGCTTCCCTAACTCATCTCTAGCAAAAGTTTTTAAAGATGTAGTCGGTTCTGCTTTACCAATTTGAGGATTAAATATTAAAGATTTTTCTTTACTAGCAATATTTACTAAATATCTTGGATCGAAAGATCCGTCTGGTAATCTTAATGCTTTTTCAGCCTCTCTGTTAAAATCTCTCCACATGCCTGTCTTTGTGGCTTCGTAAGTTTTTTTACTTCTCAAAACACTATCGTTTAAAAGTTTACCAATCATATATCCCTCTGGATCTATTCCCTCTTTAGACGCTTTAATGATTGATTCTCCAAAAGCCTCCATACCTTGAGCTAAAGTGTTAGTTGCATATCCTTGTGCTCTAATCAACGGACCACCAAAGAAAGAAGATTTTGCTATACCTTCGATTAAATCAATACTTTGACTCTCTACTGCTAAACCTGGAGTTATCGCTGCTTTCTCTACTTTTTTAGTTAAAAAATCTGTACCTTCTTCTGTTTCTATTTTCTTTATTAGTTTTTGTGCTTCTTCAGGTTGATTTAATAATTTTATTTGCTCATCAGTTAATACACCTTGTAATTTTCCAAACTCAAGAGGTTCTCCTTTTTTAATTTTTAAAAGTTGTTTAAAAAATTCTTTTTCTCTATTTAAAATGCTTACAGCTCTTGATGCACCAAATTGTTGGTTAACTTTACCTCTAGCAATTTTTGTATAAATCTTACTTAAAGCACCAGCTAATCCAAAACCAGCTAATTCACCAAGTCCTCCTTGTAATGCACCTCTTGTAACTTCTTTTACAATATCATCTCTAGGGTCAAAGGTTTGTGCTAACGCAGCTCCGGTACCTCCCCCAATTGTCGCTCCTGCCGTTCCTGCTCCGATTTTTCTTACTGTATTAGCAGAAATATTTAATAAAGGTCTAGATAGACTAGCTACTCTTGCAGCTAAACCTGCTGAAGCTACTAAAGATCCACCTCCTGTAACAGGTGCTAATGCAACTCCTGCAATACCACCAGCAATAGATAAACCTACCTCAGTAACCAATCTTTTAAAACTAGGGCTACCTAAAAAACTCTCAGTATCTTTATTGTATTTACCTTTGTTAGCTTCTGATAAAACTTCTTCTGGTGAAAGAGTTAAAACACCTTGTTCATCAAATTCTTTATTACCTGTAAGGCCAGATGTGTTTTCTCTAAAATCTAAAAAACTATCTATTGCAACTTGTTCAGTTGGTGTTGGTGTATCACCTTTTATTGTAAATTTTTGTCCGTGTACTACTATTTCGCCCATTAGTTTTTAGACACATCAATTGTGTCCCCTTTTCTCTCTAATACTATTTGTTTAGCTAAATCAATATCAGTAAACGCATCAGAAGCACCTGTCTGTTCCATGATATTCATAGCATTTAAAATATTAGTATTATTACCTTTAGCTATTTGTTCTACCTGATTAAAGTATCCTGATAGTGTTTCAAGTTTAGCTTCAAATGTAACTTCACTATCGCTTAATTGAGGTATCATTTTTTTAATACGCTCTGCTTCTTGTTCAGATACTGCTGCACCTGATATTGCTTGTGATATAAAACTTGTAGCTTGTTGAATATTAGCTTTTAATTTACCGTATTCTTTTGAATAATTTGCACCACCTGCTCTACCAAAAAATGCACCTATTCTTTTAAAATCTATTGTTCCAACTGGTTTTCCTAATTGTTGATATTTTTGTGCGATGTTACCAATAATACTTTGCACTCTTCTTGCAGCTTGCGTTTGTTTTACCTCTTCAGCACTTGGAGCTTGTACAACATTTATTTTACCTTTTTCATCTCTTTGTGCAACTGTGCCTTCAGTAAGACCTGCCGCTTTGACTTCAGCTGGTGTTAATAATAAATTTCTTTTTGGTCTTAATTTTGATATTGCTTCAATACTTGCAGGCACTCCTGAGAACCCCACACCTAAAGCTCTAGCTAAAGAACTTCTTTGTGTTTCACCTGGTCTTTGATCTGCTGTTAGAAAAGCTTGAGCAAAAGGTAAAGTCAATAAAGCTTTTTCTTTAGAAGTTAATCCACCTGTTTGAAATTTTTGTATTCCAGCTAAACCACCTTTATTAAAAGTTTTTGGCTGATGTTTTTCAAAGTATTTTTTTCTAAATAATTTTCTTGTTAATACTTTATCCATTATGCCCCCGGCGGTCTTGTGAACTGATAAGCAGAGTAAGCACCTAAACCAGTTCCCAAAGCTTGAGCAAGTGGATTAGATCCGGGAGCCGTGGTTGCTGTAATACTACTTTGTGTTGTTGGTAAATTTGTTAATATACCTTTTAAAAATTCTATTCTTTGGAATGGTTCAAAAGATCTTTGTAATTGAGTTTGTCTAGCTGCCTCTAATCCAGCCTGTCCTATTCCTCTTTCGACTCCACCTGCTTGTAAACCAGTTTGTATATCTTGTAATCTTAGTGCTTGTTGTTGCCCACCAAGTGCCCCTAACAATTGTCCAGATTGTAATCCTAATTGTTGTTGTCTTTGTGCAGCTCCTAAAGCTTGTTGGAATCCAGCTTGTTGTGCTAAACCTATTTGACTTAATCTTGCTCTTTCTAATTCACCTTGTGCTACTCCCTCTCTACCACCACCAAATGCTCCTGCACCAACTGCTTGAGCTGCTAATCTGTTTTGACCTATTGCAGCTTGTCTATTAATTTCATCCGTTACAAATTGTTGGAAAGGATTTAGAAATTGTTGAATGTTTGGTGTTTGAGCTCCAAGTATGGACCCTATACCTGCAGTAACAGTTGCTTGTCCTGTTCCGGTTTGAGCTGCCTGTTGAAAAGCAGCTTGTTCTGCAGCAGTCGCAGGTGCAGCTTGAATTGCAGGAAGATTTACAGGTTGAGCCGCTAATCTTGCAGCTTCATCATAAAGGGCAAGTTTTCGTGCTTCTACGCCTGGTGCTTCTCTTTGAGTTACAACAGATGTCCCACTTTGCGTAGGTGCAGATCCGCCGCCTCCTCCTCCAAATATAAAACTCATTTTTTAATCTCCTTCGTAAATAAATACCTTTTTGTTTCCCAGCCGATTGAGTTTAGAAATCTTTCCCAACCTTTTCTTGCAAACACCGCTATCCTTTTACAATCGTATTGAACAGCAATATGTTCAAGCATCTCAGAAACTTCGTCTTGCCAGAGCTCCCTTTTTTCGCCAGCAAGCAAAACGACCTCTACTTGTTTAAAGTTTGGTAAAGCTGTAATTCTAGTTACAAATGTACCAAAAACTTTATGTTTTTCTCCATCATCAGATCCAAACATTATAAATAACTGATAAGCGTTCTCTTTTAAATATTTCTTAAAAAGAGGCACTGATACCCAGTTATCTTCATACTTGATCCCTTGTCTTATAAAAAACTCAACAAGGTTCCAATACTTTTCAATCTCTTTTGGTTCTATCGCAAGAACCGAAACTTGTTTACTAATTTGTTTTTTCTCTTTTTGCATCTACTAAATCGAAAATTCTTTTAAATTTTTTTTGTTGATCATAAAAAAAGCTTGCGCCTTTTGATCTCATATCTTTCCTATCTTTAGGTGATGCGCCAGATAAAATTCCTGCCCCTAATACTGCATCTGCTCTTGATACGAATTCACCATCAGCTAATTGTGCTAGCATTGTATCTTCGTCTTTGTCACCATTACCTGCACCATCTTCAACATAACCTTGTGCTCTTACGTAATTGTGTACATCATTTTCATCGTGAGTAGATTTCGATGGTAAATAATTTATACCACCTTCATTAAATTTTTTAATCTCAGCAAGTCCTCCCTTTGCAGCATATATGGATGCTGGTGCAAACGATGTTATGCCTCCTGAGTATTGCGGTGCTGGCTCAAAACCACCTTTTAATTTAGCAGCTTGTTCTGCTTGAGCTTTTTTATAATCTTCTTCTGTGAAGGGAGTTTTAAATTCTTCTACATCTTCAGGTATTAAACTTAAAGCTGTGCTTCCTAAAAATAATTTTTCTCCAGTGCCGAGTCCTCTAAAACCTGATCCCTCTTTTACTATGTTACCCGCAGCATCTTTTGTTGCTCTCTCACCTAATAATCTTTGAAGAAAATTTTTTTGAGTTACTGGCTTACTACTTGCTCCCGATCCTGCTCCAAAACCTAAACTTGAAAGTGGTGCTCCTCTACCAACCGAGCCTAAAAAACCTTGCCCCGCTTGAGCTTGAGCTCCAAAAGTCCCTGCAGCCGATAATTGTCCAATACCATAAGAAGCTCCACCTACTAATGCCGCATCTTTAAGTGCAGTTCTAGTAGATTTTCCACGAAGTTTTTGTACGCCAAATGTGGCTAGTGCTATTGTAAATGGATCCATAATATTACTTTAACGTTATTGAGTAATATTACCATTTTACTTAGTTTTGATCAACTCATCAGCAAAACAGCCTCTATACTGATGTTCTCCTACATGTGATATTCTATCTGTGACTAAAGCATAGCATTTGCCACCTATATCTTTCCATCTTTTACAAAAGGCAAAATCCTCTCCCATATAAGTCTTTTTCTCAGGATCAAACTGAGTATCAAAAAGATTATAATAATAAGGTCTATTTATCATTTGACCATTAATAATAGTTTTTTGTTCTATCTCCATTTCAGGATAAGCTTTGATCATTTTTTCTATAGTTGCTCTTTTAATTAACATACACCCAGTTGGAGAGTGTGTTACCTCTATACACCCATCATCAACTTTAATATTATCTTCGTGCTCGACCTTCATTGGATATCTATAAAACCCCTTAAATTTTAAATCCTTTGCACTTTTTATTTCACCTGCTTGTATTCTATCCCAACCTTTATCCCAGTTAAAATCTTTTAATGGATAGGGAACTGATATCACACCTTTATCTGCTGCGATCATTTTAAAAATTGATGCCGCTTGAAAATCTATGTCAGAATCTATAAATAGTAAATGTGAGTGTTCACTCTCCATAAAACTTGAAACACATAAATTTCGACCTTGAGTTACTAGAGATGACTTCATTATTTGAAAAGAAACTAATACATTATTTTTCATACACTGCTTTTGAAAATCTAAACATGCCTGAAAATAATGAATTGACACTTCGCTATGACAAGGTGTTGCAACAAATATAGAAAAGTTTTTTTCAGATTTTATCTCTTTCTTTGGTTCTATAGTTTTATTAAACCAAATTGGTTTACTTGGATCTTGCATGTACTGCTCCCTTTAAAAAATTCTCCCACTGTCCAGCGATATTTTTCCAATTATAAAAATGATTATAGAAGTTTTGTTGAAATCTTAGATGATTATGACAACCCGGACTATTTAGTTGACTCGGTAAACCATCAATAACTGCAGCAAATTGAATAGCTAAATTTTTTAAATTAGTGTCCATAGGAATGTAGACAGGAAACTCCGAACAGGTTTCATAAAGAGCACCATTATCTGTCGTTACCACAAACAAACCACAAGCCAATGATTCTAGTGCTGAAATACAAAACGTTTCCTCCCATATATTTGGATAAACAAAAGCATCATAATTGTGAAGATTATCTAAAATATATTGATTAGGTTTATAACCTATATAATTAACATTTGGTAAAATTTTAGCCTGATCATAGAGTCCTTGATATAAACCATCATTTTGTTTTTCGAAATCAGAACCATACACTTTGGTGCTACTATAAACATCTAATTCTATATTGTTATTTTTTACTAATTGCATAGCTCCAAGTAAGACAGATAAACCCCTCCATGGAGTAGGATGGTATATTAATTTTATTTTATCCCTCTTTTTTTCTACATCTCTTTGTTTTATATTAGTTATTCCGTTTTTAATAACAGTGCATTTTTCATGAGGTATTTGAAATGTTTTTCTAAATTGTTCATAATTCCAATGACTATTAAATACATAATAGTCATATTGTTCTATTTGTTTTTTATCTCTAAAAAATTCTTGAAAGTGTGGTTGATCAGGAGCCATTTTTTGCCAAAGAATATTGATTTTATTTTTTGATAAGGGAACTCTACCAGGCACTGATAAACATATTTGAAATTTATCTAATAAAGACTTATCAATATTATCTTGTAAAAATTTGTACTGTAATTCTGTTCCTCCTAATGGGCTCATTAATTAAATATACTCCATGAACAAATTATTCTTTTTTGTATTGATGTAGCAGCGTGAGTAATCTTTGCTGGTATAAATATTGCATCAGTTTTATTAACTTCATAAATTTTTTTTAATGATGGAATATCGTAAAAGGTCGTGCCTTCAAGACCAATTATAAAAACGTTACATTCGTCTGCGTGCAATGGCCCAGTAGATGACCTAAAAGAAAAAAAAATATCCGGTCTAAATTTTTCATCGTTTATGCCCTTTTTAAATAAAACACTAAATTGTTTATGCAGCTCATTTAATTTTTCTGATTCTCTTACATCAAATATTTGAAAGGTATGACTAAAAATGTCGTTAATATTTATTCCTGTATGTTTTGGATATTTTGGACTATTTTGAAAGTAACTATATTGAATAAGATTTAATATATCATTAAAATTAAAATCATTTTTAATATCAAGTATATTTTTAAAAACCTTTACCTGATTTAAATTTTCATTTTGTAAAAAATCTACGTTTTTTAAATTCATTTTTTTGTTTTAGTAAATATTGGCAAATCAGGCACCATAACTTCAACATCTGTAGCTAGATCTTCTTGTGTATGTTTAGATAAAAAGTCTTCTTTAGTTTTATATTTTTGTCCAGTTTTTTTACTTCTGTAAATGGTTTTAGTCTCACATTTAATTTTTTGATAAACAGTCATTTTTTTTTAATATAGTAATTTAACGTCCTTGTCCACGACTTTTCTTACGATGTGGTTTTCTTTTGTTCTTTCTTTTGGTATGAACACCCGGACGCTTTTTTGGTGTGCGTTTATGATAATTGTTTACTCCAAATAGAGGTTTCTTTTTAGCCATTATGTTTTGTATAAATAATATTTATAACTACCCTTCTTTTTGTATTAGTCTGTGTTACACCGGTGTGAGCAACGTTAGAGGGAAAAATTATTAACCTATTTGCAACACTCTTTATAAAAGGCTGACCCTCAATATTTGTACCACCATTATTATCGTTTAAATAAAAAATTGCACTATAAAAATTTACATCTTTGTGATCCACGTGATAACAATGTTCTATATGACTTTCAGTGCGTAAATTTAAATTAATCTTTATTCTACACAATGAGTCTATATTTAATTTATTTAAAAGAGGTGTAAGTGTATTAAAAAGTGGACTTATATAAAATTTAGGTTGCGATTTATACACACTGTGTACAAACATACAATTATCTAATTTATCCTGTTCCTCATTATGTCCACATATGTCATCGTTATAACCCCATGGAAATTCTGAGTCTAAGACTTCATTTTGAATTTTGACAAAATTTTCTGGGTTCAAAAAATTATCAAAAACTTCAATCTTACGCTTATCCATTTTCTTGAGATCTATCTATTAATGCAAAACTTATAGCTCCTTGAATCTTATTGCCACTCGTCGCCGCTTGCACTGTGACTGAGTCACCTGCTTCTAGATTTAAACCTTGTGGCGCCGCATTGACTTGAGACTTAGCTGCAACGTCACTTCTAAAAAATTCATATTCAGCACCAGAATCAGATGAATCTACTAAGTTCATATTAACTAGAATAGCTGATGAGCCATCGTTGTTAGCAACATAAATACTCTTAATTATTATCGTTGCATTAGAGGGACATGTTAAAACAGTAGTTTTACCTGTGCCTGATTGTTTGTAACCTTGATTTTGATATTGTATTGTCATGATAAAAAATAATTAAATGCGTCTTGTTTGTTTTTTATATCATTCTCATATGAAAAATTCAACTGAGACTGTAAAGTTCTAAATGCTTGAAGTATTTGTCTTTGATCTTCTTGTGAGTACTCCGATTTAGGTTCTGGTATCTGTATAGTTATTTTAGCCATAAATTAGTATATCATAATGTTAATGTTGTTTAAATAAAAGATTTCCTGCAATAGTTTCTTGATTCTCAGAGGGTTGAACACCGTGAGGTAAAAAACTTGGAAATATTACTATGCTGTTATTTTTAAATCTTAAAAAATCTTTTGTTTTGTAAATTGATTCCATTCCAAAAGATTCTACTAAATAATCGTTTGGTGCTAAAAAATATGTTTTACTTTCTTGAACCTTAGAATAAATTATAAAACTAAAATGAGATTTAGGATGAATATGTGGTTCTTGATAATCATTATTTTTGTATTTATTTGTCCAAATATTTATTAAATCTACTTCAAAACCTGTAAATTTTTCGCTCATCAATTCACTTATTTTTTTTAATAAATAAATTTTTGATTCGTTTTTTAAAGCATTAACAAAATTATGTGATTTCGTTGACTGAGCTCTACTCATCCAAGAGGGTATAAATTCATTTTGTTTCTCAAACTCAATTTTTTTAGAATCGATATCACCATAAAAAATAGGTGTGCTAAATAAATTATAGATCACTATCTTCTACCGTCAGGTCTTATATCAAATCTAAAAGACCCATACCTCCAGCTTTCATTCAAACCTTCATTCTCAACCTGAACAGCTACTAATCTTGCCCTTGCCCTTGTATCAACTTTAGATGTCGTTGAGCTTAAAGTAAATGGTCCTAAAGGACTAGAAGAAGCGGTAGTTCCTTGTGGAAATTGATTTAAAAAAATTGTTATTTTTGCATTTCCACTTATACGTTTAAAATCAGGTAAAAATCTTTTTATACTCATTATAAATTCCCCATCGCCAGGCACACCTTGTCTTCCATTTAAATCAAACTCTCCAGATTTTATAAAAGAAGTTATGGCTGTTTCAGTTCCATCTCCATTTAATTGATTAAGTCCAGCTTCATGTTCGTAGTAAATCGTTGCTCCATTAGATACGCCATTTACAACAGGAAAAGTAGGAGTATTAGATTCATTAAAATCAGTAGCGTAAGGCTGTTCGTAAACTGTGGAACCAACCCAAGTTGTTCTGTCCAGAGTGCCTGTCGTCCAAACATTTTCTGCATAATTGTAAGTCACTACTCTGTCAATTATAGAAGAATTGGCTGTAGGATAAAACCAATTTATTTCTGAATAAAGTTCATTTATTCCTCCATAAATTATTTGGCCAGAATTGTAATTTATGCCAGGGTTGTTGCCTGTCGTTGTAAAAACAAAGTCCTCTACTAGACATGGAATAGATTTAACGGTTCCGTCATAAACATAAAATCCTCCAGTTTTACCCATCCAATAAACTGCTCCGTTTGCAAACACTCCAGCGTGTTGGCCTATTAAACCATTATTAGATCCTACCTTCCTAATTGAAAACGTAAAAGGAGGACCAACAAATTGCATTTCATATGTAGCAGTGTCTGTTAAAACTAAAATATAATCTTTTCCTTTAAAAGCTCCAACAATTCTAGTGCCGTCATCTAATCTGAATGTTCCTGCAGTGTTTGTTGACGTAGGTTCATATACACTAATGCTTTCTTGATCAGAAAATCTTATAAACATTTTATCTTGTGGACTTGAACCTATCGTCGATTGTGTTCCTAAATGAAATAGATGTCTATCCCTGTCTGACACAATAGACATCACAGATTGTGTTGGCATGCCAGTTCCAATGGTTGCTCTTGTTTGTAAAGCAGTGCCTAGTGATGCATCCCAAGTAAAAGTTTCACCATTGTGCACTGTGGCTATTAAAATATTTCCAAAATTATCTAAAGACCAGTTACCAGGTTCTATTGTAACAGAAGTTGTAGATGAAGCGTCACCCCATCCTACAAATTCTGTAATGTCGGTGACTGTTGATCCGTTTGCATGCTCTGCAGGAGTTGTGCCATTTATTCCTCTTGTGATTCCGCTAATAGTGTTAGTGCCAGTGGTGTTTGTTGTGTATTCCATATCTTCAGATCCAATTCTAATTTTTCCTGAAGCAGGAAATAATGAAGAGTTAGTCAAAACAACAGATGATGCACCTACTAACATGGCACCCCCATTGTTCATTGTGGTTGTAGTTGAAGCAACTGGTTGTCCACCAAAAAAATATGTTCCCCATCCATAACCAGCCGTTTCAGACAAAGGACCAACTACCACATAAGGCCTTACGTCTAGGGTGCCATCGTTAGTCACTCCTGATTTCGACTCTGAAGAGGGCATTGTGATTGTAAAAGTGGTAGTTGTAGGAACAGATTGAATTTCAAAAAGTTTATCATCAAAATCTGTTGCGGTGTAATCTGTGTTTGCTCCTGTAAAAGAACCAGCGTTTGCAAAAGTTACTATATTACCGACTAACAAATTGTGTGCGTTAGATGTTGTTATAGTCACTGTGGCTGACCCGTTGGTTGTCGTAATATCTGACCCAGTTTGAAAATTATCAGTATCTAAAGGGGTAATATCATAAAAGGCACCATCAAAATAAATTATTAAAACTTTGTTAGTCCCTATGGCAGCGTATCTTTTACCAGCAGTATTCGCCCAAACGTGTTGTGCTCTAGCGGCACCAACTAATTGTTTATTAACTAAGGCTGACCAACCACCTATTTTTTCAGGCTCTCCGTATCGAAATCTAACATTATCACCATCCACCCATCGACCTTCCGCGTCAGCTGGAGTAGATTGTTTGTCAAATCCTGGTGCTATTTTTACTTTTGCTAATGGCATAATTGATTATATCATTACCTCAATAAGTAATAAATATCTTAAGACCAATCTTTATGTTTATATTCCATAAAATTAAAAGGGATGGCGTATTTAGTCGTCTCTGTTTTATTTACGTCTGTCATATGGTCCAACCAAGGTGAAAAGAGTAAAAACGTACCTTTTCTGGGTTTTACTGAAATCCTTAAATCGGGAAAAATTAAGTTTTGATCAACATCATTTAAATATAATATACCAGACATTACAGAAGCGGCATGATTATGTTTTTCTGTATAATCTCCTTTTTCTATTTTTATACCCCAAGCCTCTTTGAGAGCTGCCTTATTAAAATTTGCATACTTACCTAAGTAAGTACAACCCTCATTTAATATATTTAAAAATTTTTCATGATTATTAAAAGCATACCAATCTGTCATTCCACCTTTTACATTTGTTGTGTAATTAAGATTTTTTTCTTTAATAAAATTATTTATATCAGATATCAAAGATTCTGCGTCTACTTCTGTTATGATTTCAAAAAGAAAAGCTCTTCTAGCAATGTCTCTTTCAATAATTTTGTTTTCCTCTTTAATCATTTTTTATCTTAACGTGATTTGAATGAGTAGTTTTTCTTTGTAAATTATCTTCAAAATTTTCATTAAATTCCATAATAATTTTTATAAAATTATTAGTTAAATGTTTAAAACTTTCAGCTGTAAACTGCAATTTTCTTTTTTTTATCAATGTCCATATTTCCTTCCATGAAAAAATAATTTCAGCCGTTCCGTCTTTTTTATTTTGTTTTATAATCATTAATTTTTTAAAACTCCAAATAATTGTCTTTTATCTTTGTACCATTCTTTATTAGGACCATTTTTATTAACATAATGTAAAAAAACCTGAGAGTGCCAATCACCCTTAAATTCTTCACGCCAATGGAAGTTTTCGCAACCTTTGTAAATTAAACCATCACCATTCTCAAGATCAATTTTCTTACCCTCAATAAATATAGGCCATGCCACACCGCATGAATTTATTTTTACAGTCACACTAATTTCACAAGCTGGTCTATCTTTATGTTTTTTTAAATCAGCTGTATAAGTATACATCCTCCAAAAAGAATAAGTTGGTAAAAGTTCTAGACCAGTTTCTTTTTCCATTAATTTAATTTTACTAATTAAGACAGAGTCTGTGGCAGGATCTCCATAGTACATAGTATCACCTTGATTATTTTGGTTCAAATCAAAAGAATCAAAATTAGTTCTATGTCTCATTCTTGTGTAATGTGTAAGAAGATCCACCTCTTCTTTAGAGAGAAAATTTTTTATTACTTTATAACCTTTTTTTAATTCATCCATGAAACTATTGAATACCTTGTCCCTTTTTTAAGAGGTTGCACTGCATGTGGGAACATAAAATTACTTGGCCAAATAATTATATTACCAGGAGTGTTTTTTATTTTTTCTATTTTTCCATCAATATCAAAACAAAGCTCACCACCTTCATAATCATTGTTTAAAATTAGGATAGAACTTAGTTTTCTATTAAAACCTGGACCGTCATCTACATGAAAATCATAGTGACCACCTAAACCATATCTTAAGGCTTGCATGTCAAATATTGTAGCTTGAGCGATTCTTGGAAACTCATCAATATATTTTTTTGCACCTTGTAAAATAAAATGACCTAAAAAATTTGCCCAATGAACGATACTTAATGAATTACTTAAATTATTTAATCCTAAAATATTAACGTCTCTTATTTTTTTATCTTGATGATTAACTTTTCCTAAACCCCCCTGTTCAAACATATTTGTTGCATAGGCTTTATTCAAAAATCTTATAAGTTTACTTAAAATTACAGGATCTTTTATAAGAGGATAGACTCTTATGTAATCTTTCAATGACATATTGTCTTTTACAATATTTCTGATTTAATGTAAATAACCGCTTGGAAAAGGTTCTGAAGATTGATTGTCATACCAATATCTAAAGAAATCTGTTGTTATTGGGAAACTTATAGATGAAATGTTAATATTTTCTAGACCTGATTTGTAGTTATTAATTCTTGTTTTAAGACCTGAAAAATCAGAGGTATCTAATTTTCCTGCCCATGTTTCTAAAAAATTATTCACTAATTCTAATTGTTCATTAACTGCAATTTGAAAACCTTCCTGATCATATGAAAAAACTCTATCAGCCACATCTGTTAAAACTACATTGTCGTCTGTAAGTGTAGCTTTTTTTTCACCTGCAACAATAGCTTTGTAATCATCTGCAGAAACAGTCTTAAGCTTACCTAGACCTTTATAATGATCAAGGTTACCTCTAGTTACATTAAAATCGTTTTCCTCTTTAGCGATTTGTTGTAACTCGTTATGTTCATTAAAAAGTAAATAAGCCATAATTAACTAATAAAGTTTTCAAAAATTTTAATTGCCCCTGGATTACCTGGACCACCTGGTGTTTGAGCGTTTGGATGTTTTGCACTAGATCCACCCATTCCAAATATCACTGGAGAATTAGTAGGATCATTTGATAATACAAAACCTGCAGAAGCATATTTTGCAGCTACTTGTGAAGCTTGCGAAGGAGTGTCAGGCGAATTTTGATGACCTGAAGTTACAGTTAAATCTATAGTCGCTCCTGGAGCTGTACCATTATTTCCACCTCTTGGTATAGAAGGATCTTGTGGTGCTTGTGGAACTTTCGGTCCGGCTCCTCCGCCTGTAGCAGTGGCTTGTACTGGATTTCCAAAAGTTGAACTTTGACCAGCTTGTCCCTCTCTATTTTGTTGTCCTGTAGCTCCTGCTCCTAACGTGTAAGGTGCTGAAAACGGTGAAGGTGCTGGTGAACTTACAGGTATGCTAAAAAATCCTATACCTGCTGAACCTCCTGGTCCTGCACCTACCGGGTTGTTACCTGACGCTCCAGATCCGCCTCCTCCACAAAGATAAACTCCAAGTTTAGTTGTACCTGGTTGAGCATTGTAAGTGCCTGTTACGTTTCCAGCGTCAGCAAAAGTGTAAAAATAATCAGGCGCCCCTGCTGAGCCTGTTGATGCAGCAGTAATTCTTCCGTCTTCGTCAACAGTAATGTCGGCTGTAGTGTAAGATCCAGCTGTCACTGCAGTAGATTGTAATTGTGCTGGGCCCACTGAGTTAGGAGCCATTTTATTTAATGTGACATTAGATTGTATAATTTGTGCTGTTCCGATGGCGTTTGGTGCCATTTTATTTTGTGTAACATTTGACTGTAAAATTTTAGCTGTTGTTACAGCATCTGAAGCTATCTGTGCAGCAGCTACGGTTCCGCCTAAAGTATCTAATGATACTTCATTCAAATTTGTGCCGTCTGCATAGGCAGCAAAGATTGCCGCTCTATCTGGAGAGAAACCTGTTCCTGAAGCTGTCTTAATAGTTAAGTTAGTAGGGTTCGTTAAACCTGTGCAATCAAATATATAAAATTTTTCAATACTATCAGGTATAGTGCAAATTGTGCTTGCACCAATTGTTGCAGTTGCAAATTTAATTACTAAATTTCTTGCATTTGATAAAGCACCGTCTGACATTGCAAGTGCTAAAGTTCCACCTGAAGACAGCGTAACTTGTTCAAAGCCTGCAATAGCTTGTTGTACTAAATTTAAATTTGTGTTAGTTTTATCACCCCAAGTACCAGCGTTTTCGCCAGTAGCCATTAATTCTAATTTTAAATCTGTAGAAAAACTTGATGCCATATATCTCCTATTTTAACAAAATTATGCTGCAAGATCAACTTCCGTCCATATATTATTTACACCAGGATCAATCTCTTGCCATGAAGTTACATTAACTGAGCCAATATTTGCTGTCAAGCCTATGCCTGTTAAAGGTATATTTCCAGTTCCAGTAACTGCTACTGATCCAATAGAACTAGCTAAGGCTTGACCAGTTACACTATAAACTGACACCGGTGTGATAGACCCTAGTGAGCCTGTTAATAATCCAGCCGTTGTTACAGACTCATTTGTTGTTTGAACAAGTGAGATTGTTCCCAATGAAGCTGTCATTCCCACTCCTACAACATCAACTGGAATTTTAGGTTCAGGTATTACCTGACCAACACTTGATGAAGCAGAATTACCTGAAGCGTTAACGTTAGCCAATCCAGTTTGAGATGTAGAACCAATCGCAGTATCTAATTGATCTTCAGAAGCGAAAACAGTTATATCCTGATCGATTTTTAAAGAACTTATTCCTTGTGTAATAGTTAATAGATCAAAACCAGAAACTGATATGCTTACATCAGTAACAGGAGTTACAGTTCCTTGAGATGCACTAAGAGCTTGACCTACGGCTTGTGCAGAAAAAGCATCACCCCAAGCTAAATTACCCCAGGTTCTTCTTCCCCAGCCCGTGCCTATTAGTTGAGTTGGTTCTATAGAAACTGATCCTATTGATGTTGAAAGTGAAATTCCTGTTACGTCTTGCTGCCTGCCTAAAGCTATTGATTCATCCCCTATAGAAGTTGTAGCTGATATACCACTTACAACTACTGTTACACCTATGTCTATGTCTATCTGTCCAACGCTTGTCCCCGCTGCTATGCCTGTTGGATTAACGTTTGCGTTGGCTACGGTTGTAGCTGTGCCTGTGTCTGTTACTAATCCTGTTTGCTGACCCCATGAAGCATCGCCCCAAGTTTTTTCGCCCCACGTGGTTGGAATGCCAGGTGCGTTTACGATTACAGTAATATCTGCCACCTGGCCCTCCTTTTAAATTATGCGATTCTCAATATTGCTGCACTCGTTGTAAACGCTGGGAACTGAATAGTAAAAGTTCCTGAAGTTGCAGTTTTGTCACCGCCAAAATCTAACACCGCCACACCTGGATCTCCAGTTGCTGAGTCATTGTAAATCAATGCACCCCTTGCAGTAAGTGTAACTCCTACAAAAGACAAATCAGCAAAATCTGTTATTGCTGTATTTGTTGCTAAAGATGTTCCAGTATTAACAAGAGCTTTTCCACCTGATGAGTAACCAGAAGGTGAACTTACCTCATTACCGGTAGTGAAAGATGTTGTTGATTTTCCTAAAGTAGCCGAGTTAGTGTACATTGCTAATTTAAATGTATTTCCGCCTGGGTTACTAAAATTGTGCTTTGCTTCTAAAAGTTCTTTTTTAAAAGTGTTGCATATTGCATTAGTTGTTATAGCCATTTTATCTCCTTATAAAAATTTATGGTGATGGAGATTCTACTTTAAGTCTAGGAACTCCATCTTCAAATTCGCCTCTTCTTCTTCTGCCCATTTGTTGAACAGCAAAAGCTTGCATACTCTCATCATACCTTTGTCTGTATAGGTTGTAAAGATCAGCAGGCCCTTTTAAGAAACCATAACACTCTACAAGGACACCATATAGTAACAAAGCTTCTTGATGAGTTGATAAAAAAGTATTTGTTGAGCTGTCAAAATGAGGTGGATCTTTAATATAATTTATTTGAACAGTTGCAGCCGTAGCAGGGTTTGGAGCTACAAGGATAACTGCTCCAGTTTGTACATTGTCCTCCCAATTAGCGTAATATTTTGGTGTCCCCTGTGCCTCACTAGGATTAAACTCTGAAATAAAACTAGTATCTCTTTTTTCTAAAAAAACTCTTGTGCCTCCGTCTATGACTTGTACTGATCTTATTATCAAAAGATCTCCCGGCAAACTTACATAACGGTTCCCCGCAGTGAAATTAGATGTTGCATATTTTCTAAGGTCATCATAATCAACCTTACCTGCTATATCTAATTCTGTGTTTCTAATAAATTGATCAATTAATGTGTCAGATAAAACATTACTGTCCACTTCAGTGTAGTTTCTAACTTGAGTCAAAAAATTTGTATAAGTTATTGCCATTATGAAATACTCACTGTTACATTACCTAATATAGTTGAAGCCTCTCTAGCTCTATTTTGCAAAGATGGATCTCTAGGTTGCATAGATGAAATTTGTGTAGTGATACCATCACCCGTAACCTCTTGATGAAAAACTTGAAAAGCAAAATCTCCAGGCAAACTTAAATTAGCAACGCCCACTGTAATACCACCAGAATCAGCAATTGTATTATCATTTGATGCAACAGTTTGTGGCTGCTGAAATTTCATCGATCTTGGATTTAATAAGGCAACAGGATCTGCTTTATGATATGGAGGATCAAGTTGTGGATGTTTTGATTCATATTCTGATATATGCACCAAAGAACCATTCCATTCTTTTACCATTTCTCTGTAAGGAAAGGCTTGTCCTGACCTATCAGATATTGCTTTCGATCTTTTTCCTCTTGCGTATGGCATTATACTCCATCTCCAAAATAAGTTTGTGGTGTTATATAAACTGATGTTCTTTGACCATCTTCAGTTAAAGCTCTTTGTAACTCATCTTCGTAAACTAATCTTAATGTTTGTAATCTATCTGGTGCTTTTTTCATAGATAAATAATAAGCCAATCCTGAACACATGCATGGTAAAAATCTGTATACAACATCAGCTTGGTTTGTGTATACACCGACATCTTGAATTCTATCAACGGAATAAAATTTTAAAGTTGTGAATGTAGTTGCATCAGGTGCTAAATATAAAAAAATTTGTGGTGTAGTTTGTCTATCAACAAAGTATTGAGATGGTTGTCCTGTTTGTAATTTATTTGGTAAAGCTGCGTAAGCTGATCTGTCTATTTTAGTTAATGAAATATCGTTTGTTGATGAGGTATTTTGTGCAGCAGCAGTCGTTGAAATATAAGCTTCCAATACGTCGCTAACAGCACTATTCACAGAATATTGTGCAGTTCCTGCTACTAAAGCTATTTCATTTAAAGATACTTTCCAAATATGAACACCTCTATTACCCCACTCTGAGAATAATAAATTTAAACTTCTTCTTGCTGATCTTAAATCTCGGCCACTATTAGTTCTTATCCCGCATCTCTCGTATGCTTCCTCGATGATATCATCGATGTTTAAATCGAATGCTGAAGTCCCTGATGTAGCCATAATTCATTACATTAAATCTTTATAATAATCTAAAGATTTTCCTGGTATTAATTTTTCATCTTGCAAACCTGATCCTGAAGTTCTTGCTGCACCAAATCCTCTTGTAGATTTAACTGAACCTCCATTATCTCTTGATAAATAATTTAATGAAGGACTAATTTTCATTCGAGCCTTCACAGATTTTTTAGCTAATTCTCTTCCTTTTTTTGAAGTAAGAGCCATTGTGCCTAGACCAGCTTTTATAACTTTACCTTTTTTAGCAAAACCCATTTTTCTAGTTACATCAGGTCTTTCAGCTTTTAATTTTCTCAAGCCCTCCCCTTTTGGACCCTCTGGTATTTTTTTTAATGCCATATTTCCTCCTTTATAGCCTTGTGCTTTTAATTTTTTTGTAGCTTCTTTTAATCCGCCACCCATGTAACCGCCCATGCCTTTAATAACATCTGCTTTTCTTCTTTTTCTTGCTTCTTTGAGTTTCTTTGCAGTATCTCTTCCTACCTTTACTCCAACTTTAGCCATCATGGGTCTTCCCATCATTTTACCACCGGCTGCTTTTAAAACAGTGCCTAAAGTTTTAGCTTGCGCAGCATGTAATTTAGAAGCTTTTTCTAAAGCTCCTTTGACTTCTTTTACTTTCATCATCTTTCCTTTAGATGCTTTCTCTACACCTTTGATAGTGCCTTTATTTTTAGATGCATAAAAAATACTTTCACCCTTTTTATCACCGTATTGTTCTTTCATGGATTTCATTATCTCTTTACCTTTTTTTGTTAATGGCATAATTAAATCCTCCTTTATTGTATGATATTACTCCACCTTTACTTTTTGGTTTTGCGTAATCCATCATAGACTCAAAACCTACGTCTTTGTATTTCTTACCTTTGTAAAAATCTCTTTCTCTTTTAACTGCTTTAGGGTCTCTCTTCTTAGTGGCTGCACCTATTACAATAGATGCTGCTCCTATTGGTGTGACAGCTCTTGCGAATCTAGCTGCTTTAAACAATTTAGCTGTTCTGCTCGTTACTAAGGCTTTTGATGTGCCTTTACCGACATTACCCGACATTGCTTTAGCTATATTTTTAGCAACTGCTTTTGCTTTCTCAGGTGTTTTAATACCAGTTGCAGAGGCAACCAGTGGTTTTTTTAAAATCTCACCAGCTTTTTTTACTTTAGCTCCAATAGCTCCAAATAAATTTTTACCTTGTGTAATAGCTTTACCTAAACCTTGATCTGCTTTACCGATTAAATTTTTTGTATAATCAGTCATCTTTGGAGATACGCTTACTCCCTCACTAGCTTTAATTACACCACCCATTTTGTTACCTTTTTTTGATGACTTAGAAACACCTTTAAAATCTTTTGCTTTCATTTTACCATAAACACCTGTTGGATATAGGTCAAAAATTTTTACCTTTTTTCCTTGTGGAGGTGCTTGCTTGTTTGTTCTTTTAAATTTGCTCATATGTCGATCATACCACCATAGTATTTCTTAGTAAATGTCTTAACGTTTGTTGGCTTAGGTCCCACATTGGCAGCGGCCCGTTTCCTGGCAACGGCAGACTTTCTTTGGCTTTCTGTCATTCTTCTCGCTTTCGCTAGAGGCACGCATTTTGGATACTTCCGTTTCGCATCCGCAAGTTGTTTTGAACGACCACATTTTGCGAAGGAACCATCTTTTCGTTTGCTCCCAATATCTACCCAATTTTGTTTGAACCATTCTTTTAGCCCTCCTTTTTTAAAACTTTTAGAAAAAGTAAATCCTATGTTTTTACTTTTACCTTGTTTTGTTCCCTCTACTCCAAAACTTGAACTCTTACCTTCTTTTGTAATATTTAAACCCAAAATACTATTTAAATTTTCTTTACTAATTTTACTAAAAGGTTTTTCACCTTTTACACCAACAGTAACACCTTTCTTTTTAATGCTAAAATCAACTCTAGGTGAAGTTACATATTCATCATCATAAACTTGCACACCACCACCTACTGTAGTTCCTTTTAAATAATCAGGTAATATTTTTTTCTTTCCCATTATTTAATTAAATCTTTGTAGTATTTTACTAAACTAGGGTTAGAAACTTTTTGTCCAGCTAAATCACCTTGTACATAACTACCATCATAAGGTTGCATCTTACTTGCAAATGTTCCAGTTGTCGCTTTTACTGTTTTTAAAATTTTTGCCTGTCCTAAATGTAACTTAGACGCTTTTTCTAAACCTTTAACTACTTTATTAATTTTTGCCATGTTACCTGATTTAGCTTTCATCATGCCACCTTTAGCTGCAGGTTTTGG